TCACAGCAGCACCTCCACCGCTTCCTTCAGCGCCTCGGGCACGTGCTTCCCATAGGTGCGCTGCACCGTCGCCTCGGTATCGCCGAGGATGCCAGCCACCTGCCACAGCGGCACCTTCCGGCGCAGCATGTGCGTCGCGGCCGTGTGGCGCATGACGTGAGGGGTGACGGCCAGCGGCAGCCCCGCGGCCTTCACCAGCGTGCCCCACGCCTTCCGGATGCTCCCGTCGTTGTCCATTACCCAAGGCCCCTGGCGCTCGATGTAGGCGCGCTCCATGGCGGCCCGCAGCGTGGGGTGCATCGGCACGCTGGGGCGGCGCTTCTTCGTCCGGCGCCGGCCGGGCTTGTCGAGATGGATCATGTTCGTGTCCCAATCCACTTGGCGCCATTCCAGTTCCTCCAGGGCGCGCTTCCGGGAAGCGGTGTAGAACGCCAGCAGCGCGAACCGCGCCACCCTGCCCAGGCGCCCATCCGTCTGCTCCTCGGATGCCTTGGCCAGCAGCCGCGAGACTTCGGCCTCCGTCAGCCAGGTCTCGCGGGGCTCGCTCGCCTCGGGGAGCGGGATCGGGGGCAAATCCGCCCGCTTCAGGCGATGCTCCTGCACGGCGTGGTTCAGCGCCGCGACAAGCACCCCCAGGTCACGGCGGATCGTCGGCCCCTTCGCACCCTTGCCGATGTCGCCCGTCTCGCGGCGCCGGACGTAGGCGCGCACATCGGAGGGGTGAATCTCCGCCGGATGCGTGTCGGCGAAGTGGGCCAGCAGGTGCTTCCGCGCTATCTCGGCCGTGCCCTGGCCCAACACCTTCTTATAGACGTGCTCTTCAAAGTAGGCGTCGAGCACGGCGCGCACGGTGGTGGCGCCGGCCTGTGCCTTCTCGCGTTCTAGGCCCCGCTTCCACGCTGCGAAAAAATCAGCCGCTTCAGCAGCATCCGCCGTGCGCGTGCTGACGCGCTTGGAGCGGCCTTCTTCCGTCCAGTGGATTTCGTAGAGCCCGCTGCCGTTGGCGAGCAGCCGAGGACCGCGGTTCGGGCGAGCCATCTTTCCACTTCCTCTTCTGCGATCCGGACAGGACGGCTCGGCAGGTAACGCAATTGCCCATCGCGCCGCAGGCGCTGCACGGTCTTCGCCGACACGCGCAGGCGGGCGGCGACTTCGGCCTGCAGGAGCAGCCGCCCTACTTCGCCGCATCCTCCGCTTCGATCAGGGCGATGATCTTGGCGCCGGTGGCGAAGGACATGGAACGGTTCACCTTCAGCCACACCCGGCCGGGCTGGCCCGCCACCTGACGGAAATCCACCATCATCCCGTCCGCTTCCGGCGTCTCGCCCACCGTTGCCTGAAAGAAGTAGCCGGGGGCCACGCCGAGCGCGTCGGCCAGCGCCTGCCGGGCCTTCGGAGAGGGCAGGTTCTGCCCCCGGCAGTAGGTGCTGATGCTGTCCTTCCCGAGACCCGTGGCGCGCGCCAAATCCGCCTGGCTCATGTTCCGCTGCGCCAGCAGCGCCATCAGCTTGTCGGCGAAATCCTGCTTGCGCGTGTCTCGTGGCCGCTTTTCGGGCGGCTGCGGGGGCGGCGCGGGCTTGGCGTTTCGTGACATCGTGCGTCGGCTCCGACGAAGTGTTGGCTGTAGTGGGAACCTGTAGGCTCCCGTCGTCGCCGTCAACAGGATATCGAGGCCGTAGCCTATCGTTCACGAGGATGTTGGTCATAGTAGGGCGCTGCCCTCACCCCCCCCCATACACCGATCGGCGCCGAGTCGTGCGCGCAAACGCCGACACCGCGTTCCCGCAGCACCGTTTTGGCGCGGGCACGCAGCGTCTCGGAATCGGCGCAAAACGCCAATTCGAGCATCACCGCGTAGGCTTCTGCCCGTTCCGATTGATTTTCGCATTGGCGCAGCGTGCTTGTCGCCGCCCAGAACCGTTGAGTCTCCCCTAGCGCCGCGCTCACACACCCCTCCCTGCACGTCGGATGATGGAATCACCACTAGACTACTTTGACCACCAATGCCATACACATTCCACCGATGCGGTGGAGAGCAGGTGTGACCCTGGACGAGTGGCGAAAGGCGAAAGGTTGGAATTACAGCGACTTGGCGCGCGCCATCCGGATCACGCCGGAGGCCGCGCGTCGGATTTGTGTAGGGCTTCGGCGTATGCCGAGGGGGGATATCCTTGACCGAATCCGGACGCTGACGGGCGGGAAAGTGACCGCCGATTCGTTCGTCCGCCCCCCGGCGCAGACGGCCGAGACGCTGCTGTGACCGCCCTTTCCCTGTTTCCCTACCAACATACCGGCGTGGCGTTCCTCGCGGGCCGCACGCGGGCGCTGCTCGCCGACGAAATGGGGCTCGGGAAGAGCCCCACCGCCGTCGCCGCCGCCGATGCCGCCGGGTGTGACCGGGTGCTGGTCCTGGCGCCTGCATCCATCGTGACGAATTGGTGTCGGGAATTCAATCACTGGCAGAAACAAGGGCGCCGTATTCTACCTGTGCGTTGTGCGAGCGATGTCCCCTCGACCGCCGCGGTGGCCGCCATCGTGTCCTACGACACGGCCAAACAGCCGGCGATGCTGAACGCGCTGCTGGCCCGCCGCTGGGATGTGCTGATCGCCGATGAGGCGCATTTCCTGAAGAACAGGATGTCGGCCCGTGCCCGCACCGTGCTCGGGCCGAACGGCGATGGCGTGGGCGGCCTGCTTTCCTGCTGCGCCCGCGCTTGGGGCCTGACCGGCACGCCCATGCCGAACAGCGCCGACGAATTGTGGCCGCTGCTGTGCGCCTTTGGGCCGGAAGCCCTGGAGAGCGACGGCAAGCCGATGGCCTATTGGTCGTGGCGCCGTCGCTACTGCGTCGAGATTCCGCTTGGCGGCAGCAACCGGACCAAGATCGTCGGCGTGCGCCACAAGGACGAACTGCGGGCACGGGTCGGGCGCGTCATGCTGCGGCGGCGGAAAGCCGATGTGCTGCCGGACCTGCCGCCGATCCGCGAAGCGGAACTGGCGCTGTCGGCCGAGCACTATGCGGCGGGGGTGTGCGCCGAAGCGGGCGTGGCCGGCGCGGACATGGACATGCTGCGCGCGGTCAGCGCGAAGGCGCTTGCCGCCGAAGACCCGGACAAGGCCGCAGCGCAGGCCCTTGAGGCCCTATCCGAAGACAGCGTTTCGCGGCTGCGCCGCCTGACCGCGGTGCTGAAGGCGCGAGCCGTGGCGACCGTGCTGGCGGAGGAATTGGCGCAGACGACGGCGAAGGTCGTGGTCTTCGCCTGGCACCGCGAGGCCATCGCGCATCTGGCCCTGGCGCTGGGCGGCTTCGGCGCCGTGGTGGTCGATGGTGCGGCCACCCGCACCGCGCGCCAGGCCGCCGTCGATGCATTCCAGGGCGATCCCGCCACGCGGGTCTTCATCGGGCAAATCCAGGCAGCGGGCACGGGGCTGACCCTGACCGCGGCGGCTGACCTCGTGTTCGTCGAACTGTCCTGGGTTCCGGCCGAGAACGCCCAGGCCGCCATGCGCGTCCACCGGATCGGCCAGCACCAGCCGGTGTTGGTCCGTTACGCCACCCTCGCCGACACGATCGACGAGGCCGTGGTCCGCACCCTGCGCCGGAAGTCGCGGGACATCGCCACCATCATCGAGGAGGCCGCCTAGTGCCTGTCACCCTGACCATCACCGCCGATACGCTGGCCGAAGCGCTGGCGCAATTCGGCAACGTGCCGCTGCCCGGCGGCCCGCCGCCATTCTCCGGCGAGGCGATGGCGCTTCGCGAGGCCCCCGCCGTGGAACAGGACGGCCCGGCCGCCCCCGCCACCGAAACGGCGGCCGAGGGCGCGAGGCGCGGCCGGCCGCGCAAGAACACGCCGACCGCCGAGGCGGCGCAGCCGCCGGCCGCGTACACCGTGCGCCGCTTCGACGGGCAGACGGATGACGACTTCACCGACAGCGGCGTGGCGACGAACCGGCTGGTCGAGCTGGTCCACAACGCCGCCGATCCGGAAGCGCTCGACGCGCTGGTGAAGGCGAATGCCGGCCTTGTCGCGGCGCTGCCGGCGGAGCGGCGCGAGGAGGTGAACGACGCCCTGGCCCGTGCCCGCGCGGCCCTGGCGCCGAAGACGGAGACGCCCGCGACACCGCGGCCCGCCATGGCGTGGAAGGACATCGACCAGAACCCGCTGACGGTGGTGACGGCGGATCGGCGCGGCGCGTTGAACGTCGTCCGCGCCATCGCCGCCGGCCCCGCGCCGCAGTTCGGCTTCAACGTCGCGAAGGCGATGGTCGAGCGCTCCGGCGTGGATCGTGTCTCGGCCAGGCCCGGCGGCGCCCACCCCCAACGCAAGGAAGAAGCACCGTGGATTTGCACCGCTGCGTCGTTCGCCACCGTGGCGACCTGACCATGACCATCCACAAGGAAGGCGTCACGGCGGCGGAGATTCTGCTGCTGCGCCAAATCCATGGCGACGATGCCGTGATCGACATCGTGCAGACGAAGCTTTCCACGCGCAGCCACGCCGAGGAACTGCGCCGTCTCTCCGAAATCTACGGGCCGACGATCGTGGCGCAGGCGTGGCCTGGCGTCGCGCCGCGGCTGCCGAGCAACCTCAAGGACGCCGGGCTGCTGGTCGAGGAGAAGGACCCGGAAGCCGAGATGGAGCGCATCACCGGCGCGATGGACCCGGCGCTGATCGCTGTGGCCGAGGCGGTGCGTGGCGGCGCCGACCCTTCCGCGCTGGCCTGATCCGTGGCGCAGACGGCCACCCTGCAGGAACTGGTGCTGGGGCTGCGCGCCGAGGCGATGCAGTCGCTGAACACGTTGCACGGGGTGAACGCCGACCCTACCTATCGGGAAATCCTGGCGCGCGTGCAGCGCCAGCTTTGGCTTGATTTCGCGTGGCCGCATCTGCGGGTGGACCGCGACAGGGCGATGGCGGCGGGCCAGCGCTACTACGACTTCCCTACCGACATGGCGCTGGAGCGTGTCGAGAGCGTGAGCGCGAAGTGGTCCGGGGTGTGGCACGCGCTGGAGCGCGGCATCGGCATCGACGAAATGAACGCGCAGGACAGCGACGCCGATATCCGCGCCGATCCCGTGATTCGCTGGGCGCCGCGCGAGAACAACCAGTGGGAGGCTTGGCCCATGCCCGCGTCGAACAACGGCGTGGTGCGCTTCACCGGCATCAAGAATCTTCGGGCGCTGGTCAATCCGGGCGATTCCTGCGACCTCGACCGCGACCTGATCGTGATCTTCGCAGCGGTGGAAATCGCCGCCGAGCAGAAGAGCCCGCGCGTTCAGGCGCTGGCGTCGCGCGCGCAGCAGCACTACGCGAAGCTGCGCCAGGGCGGCGAGCACAACAGTGATCGGCGGTTCCGCCTCGGCGGGGGCGGTGGCGCGGGCAATGGCTTCGGCAGGCGCATGCGGCCCCCGCTGGTCGCCGTCGATCGCGGGAACTGACCCGTGCCCTATTTCGTGGTGCAGGATTTCCGTGGCGGTCTCGACCGGCGGCGTCTGGCGGTCACGGCCGCACCCGGCACGCTGCGGACGCTGCGCAACGCGCATGTGAATCGCGGCGGAGAAATCGAGAAGCGCAAAGCCTTCGTGCCGTGGGTGGTGTTGCCGTCCGGCACCTACGGCATGGCTTCGCTCGGCGACAACATCTACGTGTTCGGCTCGGCGCTCTCGGTTTCCGTGCCTGGCGGCATGGTCTATCAGCGGCTGCCGCACCCCGGCGGTTCCGCGATGACGCAGGTTCTGGCTGCGCATGCCTTCGCGAGCAAGCTCTACGTCGTCGCGCGGTATCAGGATAATTCGATCCGGCACTTCTACGACGGGGTGGAGGTGACGGTCTTCACGAACCGCACAGCCGCCCAATCGGCGCAGATTCTGTTGCCGTTCAAGAACAAGATGTATGCCGGCGCCGCTGGTGGCTTCTACGGATCGAAACTGGCCGATCCAACTGATTGGAGCGACACGGCGACGGGCTCCCTGTTCATCGACATGACGGCCGAGGCGGCAGGGTTCGACGCCATCACAGGGCTGGGGAACTACCTGAACAGCCTGGCGGTGTTCTCGCGCCGCACGATCCAGATTTGGACGCTTTCCGCCGATCCCGCGCAGTCGCTGCAAAGCCAGGTGCTGCGGAATTTGGGCACGGTGGCACCGAACAGTGTGGAGAGCTTTGCTGACAGCGACGTGTTCTTCCTGCACGACAGCGGCATCCGCAGCCTGCGCGCCCGCGACAGCAGCAACAGCGCGGCGGTGAACGATGTCGGCACGCCGATCGATGACGACGTGATCGCCGCCATGCGGACCCTGGGCACGGCGACGTTCGCGGCGCACAGTGTCATCGAGCCGGAAGACGGGCGGTTCTGGCTGGCGCTGGGCCAGACCGCCTACGTCTTCAGCTACTTCCCCGCGGCTAAGATTGCGGCGTGGAGCACCTACGACATGCCGGCGGTATCCGACACGCTGGTGGCGCACAACCAGCGCGTCCACATGCGCGCCGGCAACACGGTCTATATCTACGGCGGCTTCTCGGGCGCCGAGTACGATGCGACAGAAGCGGAAGCGGAGCTGTCCTTTCTCGACGGGCGGCAGATCGCGACGTGGAAGAACTGGCGCAGTTTCGATTTGGCGGCCGAGGGGACATGGCAGGTCAGCGTTGCCTACGATCCCGAGCAGCCGAACGCCGAAGACCTGCTGGCGACGGTCACAGGTTCGACCATCCATCAGATGACGTTCCCGATGCTGGGCATCGGGCCGATGGCCAAGCTGCGGCTGCTTTCCCAGGGGAGCGGCGCGGCAAAGATCGGCACCCTGGCCGTGCACTACGACGCGGTGGCCGCGCGGTGATTGTTCAGCCGCTGACACCCGAGAGCGCCTTCTACGTCGCCACGCTGATGCGTGAATCCGACCGGCGGGAAATCGACGCCACTCTTCCCACGGATTTCAGCGATAGCGACTTCGCCCGGTGCTGCGCGGCCTGCGCCCCTTTCGCCTGGACGGTTGGGCTGGACCGGGAGCCGATCGCCTGCGTCGGGGTGCAGCGCCTGTGGCCGGGCGTATGGCAGGCTTGGCTGTTTTCGACCCCACGATTCGACGAAATCGGATTTCGGCTGACTCTGTTCGCGCAACGCCGTATGATGCCGGCGGTGGCGCGGGCTGGCGCGCGGCGCGTGCACGCCTACTCCATCGAGGGCCACGGCGAGGCGCACCGCTGGCTGGAGCGCCTGGGCGCGCAGCACGAGGCCACCCTTCGGGGGTATGGCAGCCGCGGCGAGGATTTCCGCCTCTATCGCTGGCTTCGGGAGGACTGAGCCATGTGCGGCTTGAAACTGGATGGCGGGGCGAAGGCGGCGCGGCAGGCGGCGGCGGAGACGCGCGCCGCCGAGGACACGCGGCAGGTCGAAGTCAACGACGGACGGGCGCGCATCGACTCCACGTTCAGCCGGTTCGATGACGGCTTCTACGCTGGCCGCGAGCGCGCTTATTCCGACTACTACACGCCGCAGCTCGACGAGCAGTACAACGACGCGCTGAAAAGCCTGACCTTCGCGCTGGCCGATGCCGGGTTGCTGAACTCGTCGGTGGCGGCGGGCCGCACCGGGGATTTGGAACGCGACTATGCGCGGCGCCGGCAGGAAATTACGTCGAACGCCAAGGGGCTCGCGAATCAGACGCGCGGCGACGTCGAAACCGCGCGCGGCGAATTGGTGCAGCAACTGAGTGCGACGGGTGACGCGCAGGGCGTGGGGAACAGCGCCGTGTCGCGCGCCGCGACGCTGGCCGCGCAGCCCTCCTTCTCGCCCTTGGCGCAGGTATTCCAGAACACCGTTGCGGGTATCGGTGCGGCGCAGGCGGCGCAGGGTGCCGGGACGACGCGGCGCGGCACCTCGATGTTCTCGACCACGGGTGCCGGGTCCGGCCGGGTGGTGGGCTGATGTGCTCGCCGGCCGCCATCGCCCCGCTGGCACTCGCCGCTGTCGGGTCCGGCCTTCAGATCGCCGGGCAGAATCAGGCGCAGCGCGCGCAGGCGGGCGTGACCAGCGCGGAGACCCGCCGCCAGGCGGGATACGCCCAGGCCGGGCGCGACGCCGTGGATGGCGCGCGCCGGGTCTTCGACGCCGTGCCCACGGCGCAGGGCCAAGCCGAGACGGTGCGCCGGGACGCCCTCCAGGCAGCGGCGGATGGCGCCGTGGGCGGTTATCTGCCGGGGCAATCCGAGGCGGCGCGGGTGGAATTGGACCGGCGCCGGGCGGGCAACGCGGAGACGATGCAGCAGGAAAGCGCGCGCCGCGCCGCGCTGGAGGCTTGGGACGACGCTTTGCTTGGCGGGCGTCTCGCTTCGGCGCGCTCGGCGGGGGATGTCGGCATTCAGGGATCGTTCGCGCGCGGCTCGGCGGGTGTTCTGCCGGCGGAGATGCAGGCGGCCGGCACACGCGGACAGAACCTGCGCACCTTCGGGGATATCACCGTCGCGTCGTCCCTTTTTGCCGCGCCGCTGGTGGCCGGCGGCAAGGACGCCTGGGGCCGCGTGTTCGGCTTCGGGGGAGGCGCCCAGGCGCCCACCGTGCCCGCGTCCCGGGTAGGCGCGTGGGGCCGCTTGGCCGGCCCGGTCTAGGAGGGTTCCGATGAGCGGCAGCATACCCAACCCGTTCTTCACCTCGCCTGGCATCGGGCAGAGTGTCACCAGCCTCGCGCGGCTGTTCGCACCCGATCCCGATTCCGAGTATCGCGCCGCGCGCGTGGCGCTGACCGATGCGCAGATCGAGGGCGTGAATCTCGAAAACAAGGCGCGAGGGCGGGGCATCAACGACGTCGCGGCGCAGCAGGAAGCGCTTCGCCGCGGGCCGGGCACGGATTCGGCTGCGTGGTTCCGGGACATCCTGGCGGCGGCGTCGTCCGATCCGCAGCGCCTGCGCGCGCTGGCGCAGGGGGCGGGCGTGCTGGCGGCGACGCAGGGCCTGCCGGAAAGCGAACTGGCGCGGATCGTGGTGGGCGCCGGGGGCAATTGGGGCAACACGGAAAGCGGCACGCGCTTTCAGGTGGACACGCAGGCCGGCACGGTGCGCCGCGGGCAGGATATCGGCAGTGGCGACAACCGCTATCGCACCGATGCCGACGAACGCGCCCGACGATTCCAGATTGAGCAGGAACAGCAGGGTCTCGACCGCCGCTATTCCGTGGCGCCACCGCCGGGCGGGACCGTGGTGGTGCCGCCCAACAGCCCCTTGGCGCCGCGCGCCACGCCGGAGGGGGTCATCACCGGGCCGCCGCGTCCGCAGGAACCGCTTAACCGCGGCCAGATGGAGGCGGACCAGGCGCGGCGCTGGATCGACGAAGCACCGACGCCGGAGGAGCGTGAGCGCCGCCGCCAGCAATTCATTGCGGGGCGCTTCGGCCCCGAGGCGCCACGGGGCCTTGACGAAGTGCGTGCGCGGGAAGCGCAGGAATACATCAACTCGGCGCCGACGCCGGAGGAGCGTGAGCGCCGCCGTCGCGAGGTGATCGCGGGCCGTTTCGAAGGGCTGAACCCGCCCGGCGGCGCCCGACCGCCGGAGGTGGGTGGTGGCGACATCAACGCCATCAACGGGCAGATCGCGGTGCAGCTTCCGGAGAATACCTCACTGAACGGCGCGGGCGCGGCCTGGGTGCGGAACCGCGCCGCGGCGCTGATGCAGCAACAGGGTGCGACTTTCAACAACGTGCCGCAGGCCGTGGCCGCCGCGCTCACGGAGTTCTTCGCGCAGAACCCGCCGGGGCAGCGCAGCGACAACCGGCTGAACCCGTTCAGCTCGGAGACGCGCGAGTACGGCGCACCAGCGCCGCCGCGTAACGCCACACCGGCCCGCCCGCCTGGCGTTCCGCCGGGCTCGGCCTACAGCCCCAGCCGGCGGATGTGGCGCGCGCCGGACGGGACGATGTTCATGGAAGACGGGCGGCCGGCGGCGTGAGCGACGATTGGGTCACGCCGGAAGAGGATGATTGGATCACACCCGGCGCGGCGCCGCGAGGGCAGCCGCAGCAGACGTTGCGTCGCCAGCTCGGCCTGACTGCGCGGCATGTGATCGAAGGCGTGGTGGATTCGCTGCGCGATCCCGCTGCGGCCGTGCTGAACGCGCCCTCGGCCATCATCAACGACGTGGCGGGGCGCACCGTGATCCCGGAGCCGTTCAGCTACGGCGCCGCGCGGGGTTGGGCCGATTCGCTGGGACTGCCCAGCCCGGAAACCGGGACGGAACGGATCGTCGGCGCGGCAAGCCGCGGCGCCGCCGGCATGGTGCTGCCTTTCGTCGGCGGGCGCGGCGCGCTGCGCGCGAACCCCGTGGCGCCCGGCGCGGTGCAGTCGCCCGGCCAGGCCGTGGCGGGGGCGCTGGCGGACAGCCCCGGCATCGACGCTTTCGCCGGTGCGACGGGTGGGGCGGCGCAGGGGTTGGTGGAGGAAGCGGGCGGCGGCGCGGCGGCCGGGTTCGGCGCGAATTTGGGCGGCAGCATCGCCGGCACGCTGGTCGGATCGCTGATTATCGCCATCGCCGGCCGGCGCGGCGTGCGGCCGGGGGCTGTGCGGCCCGACAGCATCACCCCCGACGAGGTGGCGGCGGTGTGGTCGGACCCCGATGTGCGGCGCATCGCCGAGGCGAATGGCATCACCGATCCGGCGGACCCTCGCGTCGGGTTGCTGCAGCCGCGTGTCGAACAGCGCCGGGCGGTGGAGGCGGCGCCGGATGGCGCGGCGCGCGGCCAGAACGCGCAGCGCGGCGTGCCGAACCCCGAAGACATGGTGGGCGATCCCGGCGTGAACGCCGAGGTGCTGCGCGAGCGCCGGATTGCGGAGCGCGCGGCGGAACGCCCCGCCATGCCGCCGGAGCAGGTGCCGCAGCCGCCGGGGCCGATGGCCGTGACGCCGGAGGGCCAGGCGTTCCCCGACGACGCCGGCACGCGCGCTTCGCGCGAGGCGCGTGAGGGCTACGGCCCGAACAACGGCGCGCTGGTACCAACCGAACCGCAGGTGCAGCGCATGACGCCGGGGGACATCGCCCGTGCCCGCGCCGCGATGGAGGGGGGAAACCAGAACCTTGCCGAGCCCCCGCCACGGCTGGTTGCGCCGGAAGGGCGCCTCCCGCAGACACCGGACCAGGCGCAAGCGCAGCGCCAAGCGGCAGAAGCCTTCGACGGGGCCGAGCGCCAGCGCAGCCGCGTCGGCGGCGATGTGCGGGACACGCAGGCCGCCGGCCGCCCGGAGGGGGTGAACCCGCAAACGGTCCTTCTCGACCAGGGCTTCCCGGTGCGCGTCATCGGCCGCGACGATCGCGGCTTTGTTTCGGTGGAACGGTACGACCCGCGCACAGGCGCCGCCGATCCCGAGGCCGTGCCCTACGTGGTCCGTGAGCGCACGCTGGAGCAGCGGCAATACGCTGCGGCGCCGCGCCAGGCGCAGGATTTCACGGCACGCAGCGGCAGCCCGCGCAACCCGGAGGCACCGCGCGATGCAGGCCCTGGGCAGCCTGCGCAGGAGCCGCGGCAATCCTTTCGGGCGACGACGCCCGACCCGAACACCGATTTCCCCGGCGCGACGCGGCCGGGGCCAGCCGAGGGCCAGCCGCCGCCGGGCCGCAGCCCGATCCCCGACCAGCCGGAGGGGCCGGCGCCGGGGCGGCGCTGGTCCTCGGCGGAGGAGGCGGAGCGTGCCTTCCAACAGCGTCGCGCGCAGGCGGAAGCCGATGCCCAGCAGGCGCGGGACCGTGGTGAATGGACCAGCGGGCAGCGCAGCACGAACACGCCGGCCGGCCAGGACACGGATGGCCGGTGGCGTGTCGGGGATGGGGGCTACGTCGCCAGCGATGCGGGCGGGCCGATTCGCTTCGGCGACCAGAAGCAGGCCGCGCGCTGGATCATATCGCGCGGGCAGAAGGACAGCCCGGACCAGTTCTTTGACATCGCGGTCCACCCTTCGGGCCAGGGCTTCACGGTGCGGGAGGCGGGACGCAATGCGGGGTCTTCTGGTCAGGCTGGGGCTGGTTCGCGGCCCGACGCGGGTGGAAGTGCTGCTGCGCCTGGCGCTGGACAGCGCGGCGCCGATGCACAGACGCCTTCAGGCGGCCCGCGCGCTGACCAGGGCGGCGAGCCGCAGCGGATAGCGGGGCCGAAGGGTGCGCGCGTCATGGCAGGCGCCGAACCGGGTGCCGAGATGACCCCGAAAGGTCCCCTGCGGCCAAACGCCCAAGACGCCCCCGGCGGCGCCCAGCGTGCAGCGGCCTTTGCTCGTGCTGCACCAAAGGCCGAGGCCGACAATATCCCCTCGACGCCGAGCAGCCCGGATGTAAGCACGCCACGCCCCGAGGGCAACGGAAATCCGACGCTCTACAGCAATCCCCTTGATCCGGCGGCGGTGAAGCGGTTCCTGGCCGATCCGCTGGTGGCTGGCGCGCGCACGTTGCGGAACGCACTGCTGGAAAGCACTGCCGCCCGGACGGTGGGCGACACCGTGCGCTATCTGGCCGCCAGCAATCGGGCGGTGCTGCGCACGATCGCCGACCGCTACCCGAAGGTGGCCGAGCTGCGCGAAATCGCCGACATGCTGGCGACGGACCCGGGCACCGGCCGGCGCGTGACGGAGACGTACCAGACCGCCGCCGACAGCACCGCCGTGTCGTACATCAATCGGCTGGGGAACATGCTCGGCCGCGACGCCGACGTGAAAGTGGACGGGCGAATCCGCGACATCCTGACCGGCACGCTGCGGGGCGCGGCGCCGGAGGAGACGGCGAAGGCGGCGCAGGTGCGGCGCCTTCTCGACGAATTCCACGGCTACCTCAAGCGCGCCGGGCTCGACCTGGGCTACGTGAAGGGGAAGTACTTCCCGCGCATGTACGACGCGGAGAAGGCCCTTGCGGACAGCGACGGCTTCCTGCGCGACGCCACCGCGCTGTACCGCAAGATGGGCCTCGGCGCTGGCGACGCCCGCGATGCCGCGCAGGATTGGCTGAACCGCTTGGCGGGTGTCGGCCGCGGTCCTGCGGAATTCGGCCACACCCCGGTCAGCACGAAATTCACCAAGGGGCGGGAATTGCCGTCGGCCGCCGATGACATCATGCGCGCCTGGATGGTGGCGGACCCGCGCGAGGCGCTGCAATCCTACTTCCTGCGCGGGACACGAGCCGCCGAGTACACCAGCCGATTCGGCCGGAACGGCGAGAAGCTGGAGGAGATGCTTACCGCCGCCTTCGAACAGGGCGTGCCTTCCAAGGATTTGCGCTTCCTGCGGCGCGCCATCGAAAGCAGCACGGGCACGATGTCGGGTTCCGCCTCCGGGCCGGGCCACGCCATCACCGGCTGGGTGCAGACGATCGGCCCCTTGGCGGTGCTGCCGCGCGCGGTGCTGTCGAGCCTCGTGGAAGGCATGACGATCGGCAGCCGCACCGGCAACCTGTGGCGCGGCATCGAGGGCTTCGGCGAAAGCTGGAAAGCGGTGCTGCGGACCAAGGACACCGCAGAGGCCCGCCAGGTCGCGGAGCTGCTGGGCGTCATCTCCGATGGGCTGACGGACATGCGCGCGGCGGCTGTGTGGGATGCAGGCGTGGACAGCAAGGCGCAGCGCGCGCTGGTGGGCGGCCTGTTCCGTGTGACGGGCATGCAGGAGATCACCAACGGCCAGCGCATCGCCGCCGTGAAGGTCGGGCAGACCTTCATCCGGCAGATGGCCGACGAGGTGGCGCAGGGCGCCGGCACGAAGGCCAGTGCGACCCGGCTGCTGTCGGAACTCGGCGTCGATGAAGGACAGGCCCGTGCCCTGTCCGCTTGGCTGAAGCGGAACGACGGCACGCCGAAAGCGACGGATTTGCTGGGCGATACGTCAGAAGCGGTGTCCTATCGCACGGCCGTTCGCCGCTTCGTGCAGGAATCCATCCAGAACCCCGAAGCCGTGGACAAGCCGGCGCTGGCCGGCCACGCGGTGGGCCGTATGGCCTACGGCATCACCAGCTTCATGTTCGCCTTCACCCGCAACGTGCTGCTGCGCAGCGCGAAAGAGGCGGGGGCCGCGCTGAACCCCGCCAACGACTTCACGTTGCAGGACCGGGCACGGTTGCTGGGTCCATTGGTGGGCTACTTCGCCTTGGCCTCGGCGCAATTCGGTGTGAGCCAGGCGCGCGAGGCGCTGTTCAACTGGCATCAGACGGACCAGCGCGATCCCTGGGTGAAGACGATCCTGAACATGGACCGCACCGGCGCCTTCGGGAACTTTTCGCCGCTGGTGAACATGGTCTCGGCCGCGAAGTATGAACGCGATCCGTCCTCGATTCTCACCGGGCCGTACCTCGCGCACTACCTGACCAACATCGGCAAGATGACGCTGGGGTTGGTGCCGCAGCCGGTGGGGCCGAACAGCCCGAACACGAACAACGCCGGGCACGCGGCGGTGCGCGCCTTCCACGCGGCCGTGCTCGCCCCTGCCATTTCAGCCGCGGCGGCGATGGCGCCAGGCGGTGCGGCGCTGCAAGCGGCCTACGGGATCGGGACCATGTTCGCGACCAGCCGTGGCGCCGGGAGCGAGATGGCCACGGCGCTGGTCGGGGAGCGTACCGTGCAGCCGCGCACGGGCGGCCGTGCGGCGCAGCCCGGCGGCGCTATTCAGGGCGGAGGGGCGATCCGTGGCGGGGGCGGCGCCATCCAGGGCGGAGGGGCGATCCGATGAGCGGCGCAATGGACCCGATGACCCGACTGGAGAGCGGCGGGAACCCGGCGGCGGTCAACCGCCGCACCGGGGCCACCGGCCTGCGGCAGTTCCTTCCCCCTGCGCTGCAATCGGCCGGGGTGTACCAGCCGGCCGGGCCGGACGGGTGGGCCGGCGTGTTCAACATCCCGGGCTTCGCCCAGGTCCGCAACCGCGCCGACTTCATGGCGAACCCGGCCGCGCAGGAAGCGGCGTACGCCGCGCACCAAGCCAATCTGCGGCGCGAGATTGCGGCGCGCGGCCTGGCCCGGTTCGTCGGCCAGACGATCGGCGGGCGGGCCATCGCCGAGGACGACATCATGCACGGCATGCACTTCGCCGGCCCTGGGGGCATGACGCGGTATCTCTCGACCGGCGGCGCCTACGACCCGAGCGACGGGCACCTGCGGGTGTCGCAGTATCTGGCGCGGCTGGGTGGGGGCGCGCTCCCGCCGTCGCAGGCGCCCGTCATGCAGCAAGCGACTCCGCCACCCGTGCCCGCGCGGCCGTCGAGTCCGGAGGAAGAATGGCTGCGCGTTTTCCGTCCGGTCTCGCCTGAAACGCCGCTGGTTTTCGCCCGCGCGCCGGTTTAA